AGGGTGATGAACACCAACGCGCGTGCCATCATGTTGACCACGCAGGCGCTGCTGACCAATCTGCGTGGGGGCACCGTGCTCAACATCGTCTCCAACGCGGCGCATCTGCCGATGACCTGCTCAGCGGCTTACAACGCCTCCAAGGCTTCGGCGCTGATGCTCACCAAACAGCTTGCGCGGGAACTGAAAGTCACGCATGATATCACCGTGTTCAGCATCTCCCCCAACAAGCTGGCTGGCACCAAGATGTCACGCTATATTGAAGGCCGAGTGCAGGTGCTGCGCGGCTGGACGGCGGAGCAGGCGCTGAAATACCAGCTGGCCGCGCTGCCTGCTGGCGCGGAAACACCGCCGCAGGTGTTGGCCGAGTTCATCGCCTTCTTGTTGAGCGAAAAAGAGCGCCACCGCTACCTGGCCGGGTGCGACATCACTTATGGAGGTCCGTGATGTTTCCAATTGAACAATGCTCCGGTGTGTATTTGCTCGTTTGCAAACAAACAGGCCAAAAATATATTGGCGCATCTTACAACATTAAAAAGCGAGCAGCCGTGCACATGCGCAAAAATTCTTTTGATGCTTTTTTATTGGAGCGGGTGCCAAGAAGCGAATTGCCAGCTGCAGAACGAAAGTGGATCATTAAATTACAGCCTGAACTGAATGCCAGACCATTTCAGAATGGCGGTTCTGGCTTAAAAAGATCTACTGAAATAAGACTGAAAATGTCAGCTTGGCAAAAAGGAATCAAACGACCGCACAGCAATGGGCCAAATATTTCTGCAGCTTTGAAAGGCGTCAAGAAATCTGAAGCACATCGCAAAAAAGCTGCAGCTGCCAGAAAGGCTGTTGGCAATAAACAATGGAATGAAAAACAACGCCAAGCAATAATGAAGAGCAGAAAACCATGGAGTGTTGAACGACGTTTAGCGCAAAAACAAAGATGCCTTAAAATTAAGCCATGGGAGGGAAACGAATGCGCCTAGATCAGTGCGCCTTTTATGCCACGGACGAACGTGTGGTCAAGGAGATCATGGCCGACTTCAACTTGTCAGCAGCCACCTGGATCCGCGATGTGGTCACTGCGCGAAGCAAGGTGGTGGTGGGCAATGAGATCAAGGCTGGTGAGAATGTGGCGGAGCTGTTGTTCAATTACGACCTCGGCATTGAGCTGGAAATCATTCGCTATCTTTCTGGCCCGCATTGGCATCTGTTGCACCTCGGCAACCCCAAGTTCATCTCCCACATTGGCGTGCACCTTGACAACGACGAGCCGTTCCCGTCCATCAGCGGCCGCATCGTGCAGGAAACCTTCACGCTGAGTCACACCTCAGACTATCTCACGCAGCCGGGTAGCCCAGGGTACATGCGCAAATATCATTACCGCATCTATGAATTGAGTCCAGGCAGTTACATCAAGTTCATCCGCCGCATTCCGCCAAAGGTGGAGGTTGCGCCATGACAATCAATTCATTGCAATATTGCTTGAGTGAGGAAACGCAAGAAATCATTGACAAGTTGTTGGGCGAATTTATGTTGAGCTGCTTGGGCAAAAATGACATGAGCGTCGTCAGCGCAATGCTGGCCGCTGCTGCGATAATGGTCGCCGCCCACTGCCAGCGCACTGGGCAGGATTTTGAGGAATTGTCGGCGATGGCCTTCACTCAATTTACTGACGCACTGAAGATTGTAGGAGACCAACAACGATGACCGTCGCTGCTGACAAGCTGCGCGAAGCTATCACGATGTTTGAGAACCGAGGCGGAGTTTACCGTGACAATCACGAACGCCTGGCCAATGCGCTGGTCGCGCTGTTTCCAGATGGCATTGAGTTGACAACGGCAGAAGACCATGCCCGGTTCGCGCTGCTCAGCTTGGTGCTGGTCAAACTGACGCGCTATGCCGTACAATGGCCGGACGCTCACATCGATTCAATCGATGACGCCATAGTCTACCTGGCAATGCTGGGAGCGCGCGATGCCTACAATAGAAATAACACTGAACATGGACAACGTGATGATATGCGGCCAAAAACTGCAGCGCCCCAGGCAGATGTCGCGCAGTGAATGGCTGGAGTTCTGGCAGGATGTGATTGATGAATGCCTTGATCCTAGATACCGAGACGACAGCTTTGATCCCCAATCGGTCACTGCGCGATGACCGGTTGCCGGAGATCATTGAGTTTTATGGCGAGCTGGTCAACCTGGCAGATGGCAGCGTCAGCACCGCATTGGAGTTTTTGATTCGCCCGCGTCAGGAGTTGAAGCCGGAAACCACCGCCATCACCGGCATCACCAAGGAGATGCTGGCAGGCCAACCAAGCTTCAAGGAGTGCGCCGACGCCATCTTTCATTTTGTTGAGTCTGCCGAGGTGGTGATCGCCCACAACATGACCTACGATCAGGAGTGCCTTGACATCGAGGCGCAACGCTTGGCATACTCAATTCACTGGCCACGCACCATTTGTAGTGTGGAGCAAACGGTGCATCTGACCGGCAAGCGATTGTCGTTGAGCAAGCTGCATGAGCTGCTGTTCGGTCAGAAGTTCGCCGACGCCCACCGCGCCAAGAGCGACGTTCAGGCGCTGACGCGGTGTTGCATTGAGCTGTTCAAGCGAGGGGAGCTGTGAAGTGACGCTTGTGGTTGTGCAAAGTGCACTCACTGACAGGTTTGAAATTTGGGCCTGGATGACGGAACATGAGTTTTGTAAGATTGCAGAATATGCAACCCAAGCGGAAGCGTGGGCTGCCATTGACGCAATGGACGAAAAGACAGGCATGCTGTTCAGTGATGAAGCGCTGAGCACAAACAACTGAGACAAACAATGCAAGCTGATCTTGATGCGCTGATGAAAGTGATCTTTGACACCATCTACCCAGATCACCGTGATGGCGATAAGGCGCTGTTTGACAGTGGCTATGGAACAGGCCCAGCTGTTATCAACGTGCGCCACCTTGCCAAAGAAATCATAGCCCGAAAAGCTGAGTGGCTGAAATGAAACCAAATGATGAAAGCGTATTGCTTTGTTTGCGCGTGAGTGAAGCAGAACCAGGAGTGCAATCGACTGTTGGCACCTGCGACAAATGCGGCGCAGCAATATGGATTGCCAACTCCAGCCCGAGGCCAAAAAATATCTTCACCCGCTGCACCGTTTGTGTTGTAGCATCCATCCCGCTGTACGCAAAGATTGAGCTTGAACCGCTAACAAAAAAGCAATTGCGTGATGCAGCGCATGTCTTGAAAAAATAGGAGCGGTCTGATGCCCAGGCGGTGGACTAAAGCGGAAGTTGATGCTAGCTTTGCAAAGCAAATCGTCCACTTCCTATATCAAGCCGGAAAGACACGAGCCGATAGCGTGGTCCGCTCCACTGGATCAATTGGGTTTGAAACTTGGTTAATTGAGTGTCTGGCGAAGCGTGACGCGATGATTGCTCAGTGCAAGGAATAGGAGGGTTTTGTGGTTGAAGTTGTTTTGCAGGCACGCACACCAGAGCTGAGCCAACTAATTCAAGACTGCGCTGACGGGAAGCTACCCTTCAGTGGCCCAGATTCTCTCTGCGAGAGGGTTGCTGCAATGGGTTACAAAACTACATCTCTGTACGAGATGGTTTGTGCCGCAGAGCGGTGTAGGAGGAGCGGCGCATGAGCGTGCAAATTCACATCGATTATTTAGATGAATGGGAATACCTGGAAGGCCGCAGCACGCACGGATACGAAACATCAGAGGATTTGTGGACAAAATATCTCGCCGCGCGCTCTGCTTTCCGCGCAGCAAGCGATGCAATCACCAACGATCTAAAAGAGCGCGGCTTCATCCGAACGCCGAATGTGGAACCAGACTATGACGCGGAGCATTAAAAATGCGTGTTAGAACCGGTTACTCCTTTCGCACTGCCATTGGTCACATTGACGATGTGATCAAACGGTTGCAGGCAATTGGCTGGAGCGCCGCACCCATCAGTGACCGGCTGTCAACCTTCGGTTTCAACCGTTGGACCAAGGCGGCCAAGAAGGCTGGAATGCGGCCCATCTATGGCGTGGAACTGCCGGTGGGCGAAGGTGACCACTGGACGTTTTTCGCCACCAGCGACCTGCGCCCGCTGCACCAACTGGTGTTCACCGCCACAGACACGGAAACGCGCTCCCATCCAGGCTTGAGCTACCCGGAAGCTTGCGCCGCTGAAGGGCTGATCACCATCACGGGCCATCGCGTGGACCTGACGCAATGCCCGCCACGTCACAATCTGTTCATCCCGTTGACGCCATCGCTGCCCATTGGGCTGGCGCGCAAGGCGCTGGCTGAAGGGCATCAATTCATCGCCAGCTCTGACAACGCTTATGTCACCTTTGCCGACCGCGAGCTCTACCGTGTGGCATTGGGCAAGCGTGCTGACGTGCAGACCTACCCGCAACATATCATGGATGACAATGAGTGGCGGCATGCGGTGCGCTACCTGGCTGACCCTGGCACCATTGCCCGTGCGCTGGGCCACCGGGAGCTGGCGCTGCAACAATGCAAAGCGACGATGCGCGCGGCCACGCTGCTCAAGCCGCAGGTCAATGCCACACTGCGCGAGCTCTGCGTGGCTGGCGCGCAACGCACTGGCACTAACCTGACTGACCCGGTCTATGCGCAACGGCTGGAGCGCGAGCTGGCGCTGATTGACGAAAAGAAGTTCGCCGACTATTTCTTCATCCTGGCAGACTTGATGGCATTCGCCAAGGAACATATGGTGTGTGGTCCGGCGCGCGGCAGCTCTTGTGGCTCCTTGGTTTGCTACCTGCTCAACATCACCACTGTGGACCCGATCCCATTCGGACTGCTGTTCGAGCGTTTCATTGACATCAACCGCAGCGACCTGCCGGATATTGACATTGACCTGAGCGACGAACGGCGGCACTTGATGTTTGAATATGCCGAACAGAAGTATGGCCGCGACCGGGTGGCGCGACTGGGCACTGTGCTATTGTTCCGGCCACGCTCCATCCTCAACCAAGCTGGCATCAGCTTGGGCATACCAGACTGGAAAATTGCCAAGGTCACCGACACCATCATTGAGCGCAGCGGTGGCGACAGCCGCGCGTTGCAAACCTTGGGAGACAGTTTCAATGACACAGAAGCTGGGCGCGCCTTCATCAAGGAGCATCCGGAAGCGTTGATGGTGGCACCGCTGGAAGGTCACCCAGTGGTGGCTGGCCAGCATGCCGCTGGCATCATCATCACCAATGAGCCGGTGACTGACTTTGTCGCTTTGGACGGCCGCACTGGCGCGGTGATGTGTGACAAGAAGGATGCCGAGGATCTCAACCTGTTGAAGATTGATGCGCTGGGGTTGACGCAACTGAGCATCTTTGAGCGCACCTTGCAACTGATTGGCGTGCCAGCCAAGTCCGGCTGGCTGGAACAGCTGCCACTGAATGATGCTGCAGCATTCGAGGTTTTCAACAAGGGCCACCTGGCTGGTATCTTTCAATTCAACGGCCAGGTGTTGCAGTCTGTCACCAAACAAATCAATGTCAACCACATCAACGACATCATTCAGATCACTGCCATCGCACGTCCTGGGCCTGCCGCCAGCGGTGGCACGCTGTCATGGGTGAAGCGTCGCACCGGCCAGGAAGAAGTCTCCACCGTGCACCCAATGCTGACAGAACTGACACGGGAGACTTATGGCGTCATCATCTTTCAGGAACAGGTGATGAAGGTGGTGCGGGAGATGGGCTCCATGAGTTGGGAGGACACCTCCGCCATCCGCAAGGCCATGTCTGGCCGACTGGGTGATGAGTTCTTCCAAGGCTATACCAAAAAGTTCATCGCTGGCGCAGTGGCCAATGGCGTCAATGAAGCCATGGCAATTGCAATCTGGAACCAGATCAACACCATGGGAAGCTGGGCCTTCAATCAGTCGCACGCTGTGGCTTATGGCTTGGTGAGTTACTATTGCGCTTGGCTCAAGGCGCACCACCCGCTGGAGTTCGCTGCCGCCTCGCTGGACGCTGAGAAGCTGCCCGCGCGGCAGATTGCGTTGTTGCGGGAGCTGAAGGAAGAAGGCATTGACTACAAATCCTTTGATCCGGACCATTCCACGACCAACTGGTCCATCGCCGAGCATGATGGCAAGAAAGTTCTGATTGGCCCGCTGACCTCCATCAAGGGTATTGGTCCAGCTTTCATGACTGAAATTTTGACCGCGCGTGCGCATGGGCAAGAGCTGCGGGACGTGCTGCGCAACAAATTAGCAGCAGGCAAAACTGAGATTGACTCATTGTTCCCTATTCGCGACGCCATCGCCACGCGCCACCCATCCTTGGCCGCCAGCGGCATTGCCACCATCCCTGTGGATTGCAAGGATGTGCAAGTTGGCCTCAATCGCGACGTTGTGGTGTTGGGCTTGGCGGAGCGCATAGCGCCCATCGATGAGAACGAACCAATCCGGGTGATGCGCCGCAATGGCCGCAAGTTCCCGCCACCCACGGAAGCGCTCAACATCTTTTTGCGTGATGACACTGACCGGCTGCTTTGCCGAGTGGATCGCTTCAACTACCCCAACATCGGTCGGCCAGTGGTGGAGCGTGGCAAGCCTGGCAAGGCACTGTACGCGCTCAAGGGCTTTGTGCCGCGCAACTTTCGCATGTTGATGGTGCAGCGCATCAAGCACCTCGGCGATCTGGATGAAAAGATGACCATAGACACTGAAGGCGGCACGTCGCTGCGCCTGCCAGCTGGCGAGCAACAAGTGGAGAATTGATCATGGTCCGGATCACGCGGGATTATCTGGAGCTGCCACAGTTTGTCTTGGCCAGCAATGTTCGCCGTGAGGTGTTGAAATCGATTGATGGCGTGCACGCCGTGGCCGTTGAGCCGGACGAGCCGGTGTTCTTGGTCTCAGAAGCGTTGTGGGCGGAATATCTGACAGCTCGCAACCAATTGCAGGCGATTGCCTTCCGGCTGGAAGCGGCCAAGATGCGCGAGGAATGAAATGGACGGCCGCTTGCGGCAACTGTTCAAGGCGCACTTGCCAGAAATTGATTGGGCGAGCGTGGACATCACTGGTGGGCGTGGGGTGCCAGACAGCAACGGCTGCTGCGACGGCAAGGAGTTTTGGATTGAGCACAAGCTGACCCACGGCCGCAAGGTAGGGATGCGCCCAGAGCAGGTGGCCTGGATCGAGCGCCGTTTACGCCATGGCGGCAAGGTGTT